CTTGCGGATCTGATAATATGGGCGGATACAAGGCATTTGTACTATTCATCCCTGCCTGTGCCGTTTCTGCTGTTCCTGAACTACCAGCTATCACCGACGTGTCTCCGGATGCCGACTACGTGACAGCTGCCGGAACGTTTACGTTCAAAACAGTTGGCGATAAGCCCAAGTTCATTGCATGTACCGATAAAACGGTAAAATATGGCTCTGAAAATCAGGGAGAAATTGAAGGTCAGTCGTTCAAGCAGTCTGGCGAATTCTTCCGCGCCGGTTCTAAAATTGAAGCCGATGCCTTCGCGCGTCAGGTCAACAATACACCGGGGTACCTGGTAGTTGAAGACATGGACGGAAAACAGATCCTTATCGGACAACCGGGCTTACTGGTATCGCTCAAACCATCGTACGATGGAGGTATGGCTCGTACCGATCGCCGCGGGTATAAGTTCACTTTCGAAGCCGATTCGATAGCGCCTAAAATCTACCTGGGCACTCCTATCGATGTGGATGCGTTGTTAGCCTAATCATTCCTGAAAACCGGCTGTAATAACGTATTGCAGTCGGTTTTTTTAAAAAAAAATGTATGAAAAAAAATTTAAATCTTCTTGAGCAGTGGCTCTCTAACCCAAAACGCAAGTACGCTGACGGCCTGGCATTATTCAACGCCCTGGCTACCGAAGCGCTCCGTACCAAATACGGTCAGTACCTCAATGAGGCTGATCCGGATACACAGCACCAGTTCTCTCAGCCAATGTCAATAATGACGAACAAACTGGCACAGCTTCGCCAGATGGCACAGATTAAACCTGAACTCTTTGCAGCTGTGGAAATTATCACCGAAAAGGATGATCTGGATATTTCCGCTAAAAAGGAGGTAATCAAAAACCTTCGTGCTGAAATGGAATACCTGAAAGAGCAGCTGGACGACAAGGACAGTGACAATACCGAAATGAAGGATCTGCTCGAAGAAAAAGAAGAGCTACTCGAAAGCCTCGGAAATGAACTCAAGCAACTGGAAGAAAAACGCGGACTGCAAATTGTAGAAAAGAAAAACCTGCCGAAAAAAATGCAGGCTCTCTATGACCGGAACCGTCAAATTACTCCGCTCATGGCTTCACTGCATGCCGAAATAAGCAATGAAAGCATTTCGGATGAGAAACGCAAGGAACTTCGGGACGCGCTCTGCTCACTGGACGACGAACGCCGGGCCAACTGGGACAAAATCGACGACTGGGCCGAAGGCAAAGACGTGAAAATTGCTGAACCTGAAAAAGTGCTTAGCGATAACGACCCGATCATTGCCGGCATGATGATGGCAAACCGCATCATCCGCCTGAAGGAAAATATTAAGCGATCGCAGGAATCGGCTGCATCGGGTAAGACTGAACTTATCCGTACCAATGCCGCTAAACGCGTGGAAGTGTACAAGGCAGAACTGGCCGAGCTGGAAAACATAACTCCGAAAAAGGACGCTGTGGATGCTGAGTGAGGCGAAGTTTGACGAACTGTTCCTCCTGGAACCGGACACAGTCAAACCGTTTGTACAAAAAAATGAATGGGCAATACATGACGTGTTGCCCATTCTTACTAAAAGATACGGAAAGCTCGATGTGAGCATAGTTACATTCAGTATTTCGGAGGATAGTCTCAGGACATTATTCCTACAGATGGATGCGGGGAATATCGGAACACTCACCATGTTGCTCGATTTTTCAGTCCGGAAAAATAAACTGGAGATGTTGCTGTTCGCTCACGGATTTTCGCTGGATATATTCCTGAACGATGTGCATGCGAAAATCTTCCTGGTGTCGAACGAATTTTTCCGCTTCGGAATTGTCGGATCAGCAAACCTGAATGTCAACCGCCGTATTGAAAGTGGATTTTATTTTACCGGAACGGAATTCTTTGATTTCTTTAAAAACGAATTGGATGAATATATTCAACAATCTGTAAAATATGAACCTGACTACGGAACAACTGGATAAACTGAAAGAAATGGCTGCTGCATTGCTTCCTCCGGATGAAATAGCCATACTGCTTGAACTTCCGCCGGATCAGCACGACAGCTTCTGCGAAATTGTGAAAAATCACCAGGCATCACCGATATATCTTGCCTATCACTCCGGAAGATTGCAAACAAAATTTGAACTGCGAAAAATGGTCATAAAACTGGCCAAAGCCGGAAGCCCGGCAGCACAGCCGCTGGCTGAGAAATACCTGATTAATCTATAGTGAAATGGAAAAAGAACTGAATGTCTACGAAAAAATACAACAGCATCTGTACGAAGATACGGAGACAGCGCTGCAATACCTCACTCCAACGGAGATTGAGATTAAAAAGCGCGTCATGGTGTGCGTGTCAAAGATCATGGATGAACCGATGATACAGGATAAGGACATGGTTAAGTTTCTCATGAACGGATGCGGTGGAAAGACCGAACAGGTCGGACAGTCGCAGGCATACCGCGATATTGCTGCTATACGCAAAATTCTTGGAAACATTCAGCTGGCATCTAAATCCTGGTATCGCTATATAATAATCGAAGGAGCCAAAGAGGGTTTTGATATCGCTCGTGTAGAACGCGATGCCAAAGGAATGGCATCCTGCCTGGATAAGATCGGTAAATATACCCGGGCCGACCGCGAAGACGATCCGTTCGATTTCTCGCAGTTAATACCGCCATCGTTCGAACCTACCAACGATGTAACGGTAATGGAAGGGTTTGAAAAAATTGATAACCTCGAAGAGGAAAGAAAGAAATTCAGGGAGTTATTTACAAAGGACCTTAAAAAGAGAGCTGAAGATGTCGTTGCAGATTAATATACCACGCCTGAACCACGAAAAGGTTTTTAAATTCTTCAACCGCGCGCAGTTGGACGCGATGCAGATTTCAGCCCACGATGAATACATCGTGGCTGCCCGTGGTACAGGTAAATCGGAAGGCATTGACGCCCGCTTTATTCTCCGTAATGTCTGGGCAATGCCGGGTTCCACAGGCGCGCTCCTGTCGCCTACATACGCCAAAGCGTGGGGAAATACGCTGCCTGCTATCTGTCACGCGCTGTCGCAATGGGGTTACTTCGAAGGTGTACATTATTACGTCGGGCGTCGGGCTCCCGCGGATGCTAATTTCAAAATGCCTAAACGCAGGCCGATGCGCGATGCCTGGCAGAATTGCTTCCATTTCTGGAATGGTACAATCCTGGTTGTTCTCTCATTTAACCAGGGCATGTCGGCCAACAGTATGTCACTCGACTGGATCATTGGTCCCGAAGCTAAATTCCTTTCCTACGATAAAATCAAAACGGAGGTGAACCCTGCCAATCGTGGTAACCGCCAGTATTTCGATTATTGCCCGTGGCATCATTCTGTACTATATTCTACCGATATGCCGACTTCAAAGATGGGTAAATGGATACTGGATAAACAGCAGGAAATGAATGTACCTCACATCAATTTCCTCCGTAACATCTATACGGACCTGAAGGATACCGAAAAGAACTCAACGGGTACCGAATACTATAAGAAAAAAATAAACGCTCTGCGTGAGGATCTCGACCTGGCACGGCGATACCAACCTGCGGTTAATCCCCAACGTGGAAAGGATAAGGAATATACGGTGTATTATGCCGAATACGACGTTTTCGAAAATCTGGAAGTACTCGGTAAGGACTTTATCTGGCAGATGTACCGTGATAGCCCCGCCCTGGTCTGGCGAACGGCATTCCTGAACGAACGGCTGTTCCGTGTACCTAATGGTTTCTACTCGGCTCTTACCGACGAACATTTTTACATTCCTTCCGATGCTGGAAATTTGAAGGACCTGCAACAAACTAAATGGAAGGAAATCAGTAAATCGCACTGCCTGCAGGACGATGACCTGGACTGGAAAAAACCGGTGTATATCGCCTGTGATTCGAACGCGGCAATATCAACGCTCTGCGTGGCTCAGACGGACGAAGACCGGCACGAAATGAAAACACTGAAATCATTCTTCATCAAAACTCCCGGCAAACTGCAGGACGTCGTACAACTATTCTGTGACTATTACGCGCCCATCCTCCGCAAAAGGGTGATATTCTATTACGATCATACTTTCACCTGGACTACCGGTTCCAGCATGGACAGTTACCGCGATACAATTGTTGCTATTCTAAAGAAAAACAAATGGGAAGTGCAGGACGTGTATGTCGGTCAGTCGCCCGGGCACGACTGGAAGCACCTCCAAATCGACAAGGCGCTCAAGGGTGATCCGGAACTATGGTACCCCATGTTTAACCTCATCAATAACGAGTTCCTGAAAATCGCCATGGAGCAGACGGGAATTCGCCAGGGCAAGAATGGCTTTGAGAAAGACAAAACCCCGGAACACCTGCCGGACAATCCCGATAATCCGGACGAATACAAAACACATATCACCGATGCATGGGATACGCTGTTTTACGGGGTAAATTTCCGGTACACCGATTTCTCACCGGCCTTGGACGATGGATATGTATTTATGTAATTTGTCCTTTTAATGTTTCATCTAAAAATTGAAATTTGCATTCGTCAATCACTTTAGTATTAATCATCTAATTTTTTTATGTATGAAAAAATTAATTTTATTTTTCCTCATGGCAGTTAGCTTTGCGATTGGAAATGTGTATGCATCCGATGTCGGACAGGCTCCACCAGGCAAAGAACTCGTTCAGCTGCCGGTAGTCAGCGGTTACAGCTACGATATACAGTCTCCGGTGACTGTTATCTGTCAGTTGACCGGACTGAACGTAGTTAGTTCGTTAACCGTCACGCCAGTCAGTTGTAGGTACATCGACCATCACCGATTGCAAGGCAACAGGTTTAATTATTCGCTGACGGCCATCATGCCAAAATTAAACAACTACGCTTACATCGATAGGCATCGGCTTTGGGATAATAACATGCCAAATCTGAATGCAGTCACACTTACCGGTAGTTTACACAGCAGCATCGCATTTATGGACCGAAACCGCCGAACGCAGCAGAACATAGCATAATACTCAATAAAACTACAAGCCATCACCCGATAAAAGTGATGGCTTTTTGTTAAAGAACATATAAACTCTTCGGCAACGTTCGGCAAGCATCGGCAACGTTCGGTAAGGTTCGGTAAGGATCGGCAAAAATTTAGTTAAATTTACTTGTACCAGCTTGTATCTGCTTGTATTTACTTGTACAGGCTTGTATTTATTTATATTTTATTAAACTTTTCACTTGTACAGAGT